ATTTTTACTCTTATCTTGTGATCTACTTAAATAGATAAAATATCTATCAGTAGATACAGCTTAACATAGCTTAAATCACCACCCTTCGTCTTGTCCTCACTATAGAAGTGCCGCACAAAAACGCGGAGTAGAACTAGTAACGAAGGAGGATTATCAGGTGTTTGCGTATCCAAAGTCGTGGGCCGAACCACCGCCGAGAAGAGAAAGAACTTCAGCTCGGGTATTGTTGTCCGCACCATCAGTACCAATCTTCTTAACAATAACCTTAGCAAGCTCAGGCTTAAGAATGCCCGTACCGCTCAGCATCGAAGCAACGGTAAAGGTCGTGTTACGTCGGATATCATCCTCAGTATCAACAACCAGTCCGGTCTTACGAATCGAAGCAACACACTCAGGCATCCAAATAAGAGCTTCAATACCAGCATCATCGCCGTGAACATTGTACTTAGAAGCGCCAATTGCGGCTCCGTCATAAGCAACCTTAGGAATGTGGTTGGTCTTACAAATAGTAACACCCATGTACATGAGCTTTTCGTCCATACCATGCATTCCCTCGGTAAACGGAGCACCCAGACCACCAGCCTGAGCAACACCACCGAACATCGGCTGCATGTTAACGGGGTTCTGACCAGCAGTAGTAGCATGGGTAGCAACACCAAGGCGACGAATCTGCTGGAACATCTTCGGAGTCACAGCGCAGTAAGCGTTGGACATGGGAACCGAGTTTTCCTGACAGTCGGTAATAAACGCCTCAATGTGCTCAAGAATTTCAAGAGCCTGAGTAGCCGATGGATCAGGAGTAAAATCAGTAAGCTGACCAATCTCGGGAAGGGAAATACCCGATCGAGGATCAGAAGACAGAGCTGCAACACTACCAGCACCTGCAATCATAACACCAATCTGCTTATCGCGAGCATTAGCAAGCGTCTGACCAGCCTGACGAGCAAGCTCCTGACGATACTCCCACTGGGTAATCATCAGGTCAATGTTGTCAAGCTCGAAGTGAGCAGCCATCGGACGACCGTCGAGACTAACGGCAAAGTTACCGTTCTTCGCGTCTTCGCCACCATGCAGGTATTCACCAGCATGCCACTCAGCCTTCAGAGTAACGGTTCCCGTAATTGGGAATTCCATAGTTCGACCAGTTTCAAGGGTCTTGGAAGTAACCATCGGCTCAAAGAGCTTGTAAGAATCGTAGGCGTGGAGAACTTCACCACTCCAAATAGGAAGCCAAAGCTTCGAAACAGTACCATCAGCGGGACCGCCTTCGGTAGCACCGTAGCCATTGCGATAGGCCATATCGGTGTTAAGAAGACTACCAGCATTAGTGGTAGTATCAGGACTTGAGGGATCATAACTCATAAGTATATCCTTATACAATAATTAATAAAATAAATATCTAAACAATACGTACATTATAGGAAATAAAATACTGCTCAATTGCCCCTAGCTGACAGGGATTGCTTGTATTAGTTTCAGTTTTTTAGGAGAGCTAGCTCTTTCGAGGAGATCACTAAATTACTGAAGTCTTCGCCAATCAGTACGAGCTGCACGCATTTCTACGGCATTCCGAAACTTATCGTCTCGAGCAAAACGAGGGTTACTCATGTCCATTCGGTATTCCGCCATAGACTTGTAACCCGGTAACTCCCTTGAAGCACCAGCCTGTTGGGGAGTAACAGCTTTTGCAGAACGAGCTGGTTCGTTATTAGGGTTAGCTTGTTCATATGCAGCTGCAAGACCTCGAAGAGTCAGCTCTGAGTTTGGACTAGCGAGTCCTGACTGCAAGCTAGCAAGCTTGTCTCCGTCAAAATTATTCGCTGCCCAACGCAGGATCTTCGAAAGTTTTTCTCCTCCTCCCACCAAATCTGATGCTTCGGTAAAAGCTTGCCGACGCTTAGCTTGATGAGCAGAAAGATAATCATTAACCATACCATCAGTAAAGCCGGTTTTAATCTTCAGTTCTTCTCGGCTTTCTTGGCTTAAGTTTCCAGTTGATGCAATTTCAGAAGACCATCTACTATAATCCGCTTCTGAAACTCGAGCATTAGAATCAATTTCTGTTTTCGATTCTTCTTTTTTAGCGTCCGAATCAGGAATTCTAAGCTCATTAAGTAAATCTTCTGAGCTAGCGATTTCTGGGGTATCAGAAACCATTGCTTCAGTAGCAGAAGTAGGCTCAACATAATCAGGGTTATTAGTATTACCTGACATTTCATATTGCTTTTTTAAATCTGCAATTTCCTGCTGACCTTTAGTATACTGGCCCTGTGCATTTTTAAGACTATCAAACCATTCTCCGGCACTTTTAAAGTTTCCGGGAATCTTTTCTCCTTGCTCCTGAACATACCTTTCAAACATAGCTCGCTCATGAGCAAGCTGCTTTTGAAGATCAGTAGCATTGGGATCAGTATTAGTCTCTTTCAAGCCAGCCATAGCTTCAGTAGTCATAGAAGCATCGTTACCCGGGGTTTCAGACTCCACGGGTACTTCACTTCGGTAATCAGTATCAGTATTAGTCGTAGTCTCTTCAGACATTAGTTCTCCTTTCCAAGAGAATCAGAATAACCATTCAATACCAGCAATAGTTGCCTTAAGGCCTCGAACTACACCAGTATGAATCCAGTCAGCAGCAATAATAATACCACTAACAGCAGCTACTAACGCGCGTTGAACTTTAGTTGAAAGTTTTTTAATCATACTACATTCCTTATTACAGCCGGTTTTAGTACAATCTTTATAACATTCCATTACATTCCTCCTTGTTCCATTAGCTGCATTGCTGCATTACTAATTCCAGTTTGTGCAACCTGACCCGCTGCGGATCCAGCGCCTTGAGCAGCACCCATTGCAATTGCTTGCTGTGCCTGCATTTCCATCATTTGCTGTTGCTGATCCATCATTCGTTGGTCAGTTTCGGTTTCGTTTCGAACCCAATTACGGGGATCAAAACCAAGAGAAGAAATAAGTGCAATGCCGTATTGATCCCAGCGGAAGTGTTTAATAGCTTCCGGGGGAAGGTTTCGAACCATTTCACCAAGCTGCATAAGTTTGGTTAGATCGCTTTCCCTACTAAGAGCCTGAAGCCCAGTAACAATATTAACAGAAAGCTGACCTTTATCCATAAACTCATCTTCAAGGCGTTCATCAATTTCATTATTGTTAATCATTAATCCAATTGTTCGTCGAACAACAGGCTCTAATAAAGATCGAGCAATAGCACTAAATGCTCCGCCTAGTACATTTTCAATTTCCATACCAAGCATTCGAACTTCAGTAGCAGTAACTCGATCAGCCTGACGAATACCCGCAGATCCTAAAAGAAAGGCTGCTCCAACTTCTCGTCGCATTTGTTCAACTGCCGTTTGGGCAGCGTTAAGCTGAGGGCTAATCGTTTGTGCTGGAGATACCGTAAATACATCTTGATTTCTAGCTCCAATAAAAGAACCTGTAGGAGAACTAGCAACATCTTCGATATCAGTAATACCAGCTGGATCAATTGCTACCCAAAAAGTAGAGGCAGCAGTCATTCCATCAATAAGAGCCTTAGTGTAAGCCTCAAGGGTTTCAATATCACCAAGAATCTCTTCGCAATGCGATCTGCCGTAATCTTCGCCAGTTACACCAATCCACCGTAAAGGCAAGAAGGGAGTATTTTTATACTGTCCCTCTTCCACTTCATTTCCTTCACTGTCTTCGGAATAATAATCCCACGCTTCTTCTTCTGAGTTCCAAACAATCCTATTAAAGTGTGCTTGATAATCAGGAAGAGCATTAGATGCATTCCAAGAAGACGGAAAAAAGTTCATGTCATATGCTTCGTACATATTATTGTTAGGTTCTTTAGGAACCCAATCGAGATAAATTAACTCAACAACTGAGCCATCAATATCCCGACGAACAACATACTGATCAAGACGGTATACTCTAAAAGAGTAATCGTCTTCCATAATAACCATACAATCTCCATTAACAATCAACTGTTGAAGCATAAGAAACAGCGACTCTCGGAGATTTTTGGTTGTAAGTTTACTGTAGATCTGATGAGATAAAGCTTCCATATAAGAAAAGGTATCAGGATCTGCTTCGGTTCCATTGTTTAACTCAAATTTAAAGAACGGAAGATCGTTCAAAGGAAGAAGAGCTGAAAGCATCCGGCTTGCCATGTTAGTAACACCGCGAGACGCAACCGAGCTATATGGCTTGGGCATTTCACCGTTGCCAGTAATCCCGTCAATTGGAAGAAGAGATGGAATAGTAAGGCTGCTCATATAACGAGCACGCTCAAGTTTACTTCCTCGAAGAGAATCTAAATGAGTAAACCTTTCTGATAATCTAGAACCATCAGTTGGCTTCGCAATGTTTGTCATAAATCACCTCACAATGGCCGAGCGCCGGAATTACCGCCACCCATGCCCTGTGCGAGTGCTTTCTCCAAAGCAGAGAAGTCAACCTCTAAGTCATCTTTATCATCCTCATTTTCAAGAGCATCAATTTCAATTGCAAGAGCACGCTGAGCAGCAGCAAGATCCAGTTCCTGCTCTCGAGATTGCTGCTCAATAAGAGATGCCATTTCTCTATCTCGCTGTGCAAGTTCGTCTCGAAGACGAAGCTGTTCATCAGCAGCTAATGCAAGCATTCGTTCGTTTTCAAGAGCTGATCTTTCAAGCTGAGCTTGAAGCTCGCTTTGGGTAGATCCACCCATAATAATTGGAGTTCCGCCACCCATTAGTAGCTCCCTTCGTTACATAGGTCTAGTATCATCAAAGGTAATTCCTCCTGCAATTTGGTCTGGAGTGTAACCAAAAGATGACATGGTTGATTCATATTCTCGTTTTTGAGATTCAAAGAGCTGCTGAACTCGGGCTTTTTCTTTTGCCATTTCTTCGGCTCGCTCTCTATTTTCTTTCTGCTGCCTATTAAAAGCATCTTGCTGAGAGACTGCCCTTTCTCGTCGACGATTAAACTCGTTCATGAAGTCTTCTCGTTTTCCTAATCGAGAAATTTCTAAACGGTCTGTAGTTTTTTCAATCATATCCTCAAGAATTTTATTAGCGTCTTGTTCGTAAAATGCAGTAACAGCATCAAATGTAGTTTCATTTCTTCCGGTAGGATTTACCGTAAACTCAGTAAAGTCCGCCATATCAGCAAGAGCTTGAGCTTCTGCAAAGGATTCTGCCCTTTGCTCTAACTGTAATGCATTAAGAAAATTATTATAATATGCTGTTTCTGCTACTTCTTGCATAGATTGTGGAGAAACAGGCTCAGCTTCTTGACGGAAACGCAGCCCTAGATCCAGGTAGCCCGGCATAAAACTATTTGATGGTCCGTACTGGTCTTTCATAGCTTCTTCAATAGTATTACGACGGCGAATACCATAAGTTCCATCTGGATTGGCTTCCATATAGTCAGAACTTCGACCATATATTCTAGCAGAGTCTTCTAAAAACTCTTCCATAATTGCATCCCGTCGGGAAGCAAAGCCTTCTAGAATAGATCGACGAGCCACAGCAGAAACAGGTTCTTCTTCAACATAGATATCTTCAAACCGATCGTCAATATTCATTTTCTGTCCAGTAATTGGATTTCGAAAACTAAAGTCAATTTCAGGAGACTCCGGAGCTTTATATGCCTCAAGCTCTTTTAAATAACGAGCGGTATTTTGCATTCTGGCCTGAGCCAGTTCTCCATAAAGACGAGTTGAAGAAGCAGCACTTGCAGCCGAGGGCATACCTTCCCTAATTTCAGAAAGTCTTTCACTTTGTTCAAGTAATCGAGATGCAAATTTTTCTTGAGCCATACCCTGTTCTAAAAGAGACTCGTTAAAGGCCTTGGTGTCGCTAGTATATTTTTCTGCAAGAGTATTTCTTTCTTGCATTGCATCCACTGTAAATTTTTTAGATGCTCTAAAAGCAGACAAATCTAAGATGCCTGGAATTTCATCTTTTAATCCACCTCGATACGAAAAAATATCTTGTTTTGACGGAACCATAGACCTAAAACCAATGGGACGATACGGCTTCATACTAGAACGGTTAGTGTAAAACACAGGTGAAATATTTTCTCTGTAGCTCTTTAAGTACTTAGTTGGAGTCATCAAATCGGGCTGGTACCGCATCAAGATCTTCAGCAGCAACTGGTAGGGATTTTGGGGTGAGTAAGCCATTAAATACTCCTTTCATACTTAGAAACAATAGCCTCTAGTTTTTTAAGTGTCCAAAGCTGTCCAGCATAAAAAGCCTGCTCCCTAGCAACCTCTTCACTTGGCATTTGTGGGTTGTACTTTGGATGAGGGAGAAGACTTCTTAGTTCCTCCACTGCTTCTTGCAGTGAGGGCATTGAGTTTATCTTCGAGTTCATTAATCTTCCCCGTATTTTTTTCAATAAGGTTAAGTAAATCTAAAATACAAAGCTTAAGTTCACCGAGAGTTACATCTCCACCCAGTCCAAGCTTAGTACGAATAATAGTAAGCATATCCATTTATGTTCTCCTTGAAGAAGGGGACATGCAAATGCAGAGGTCCCCCTGCTTCCCAAGCTAATTAAATTTCACTCTCAACATCTACAAGCTCGCAGCTATTTCCGCTACAAGCAAAGGTTTGAGAGGATTTAGTATTGTCATCTTTTTCATATTTACTAAGACGAGACCAATCAATGTCTGGGAATAGTTCTTTTCGAGCATTATACTCTAACTTACTGATTGCCTCATATGGAGCTTGTTTATATACATGCTCACTGCGAGGAAGAAATGATAGACCCTGAGCAATATTCCAGTATCTTTCATAAAGCGATGAACCAATTCCCATAAACTCCTCAGGACGATACTCAATAGTAACAGAGGGGTTATGGTCAGTCCAATGCTGTTTAATAAAAGACCAGTCTACCATCATTTCCGCAGCAGAACCACGAGTTTCTTTACCATCATGTCCAATAACAAACTCAAAAACATAGGTGTTAGCTGGATTGTTTACACAGTCTTCTCCCGGAACACCAGAGTCCATCATAAGATGAAACAAAGGATCCTTCTTGTCACAACGGACTCGACGAATATAGTATGGGGAGTATCGGTGATGAATACCGGACGATGAATCAACAAGGCATGACACAGTACCGGACGGCTTAACCGTAGTAACTGCGGTGCTTTGTTCAATACCAAGTTTCTTAGCCCACTTTTTATTAGTTTTCTTAGCTGTTTGTCTAGCTGCATTAAGAACAAAAGAATTAAACATTAGCTCTCGATTATCTTGAATGCCTGTTAGTGAGACACCCAAAAGGCGTTCTTCTTCAGAGTTACGCTTCCAGGCCTTTCGTAAATATGGAAAATTTGTACACATAGATTGAACTGTGCCGATGATAGAGGCAATCTCTACTCTACGATGTAGTTCATCGTCTCCCATGTCAGGTCGAACCACAACCTCGGTTAGATTACAAAACTGCATGGGACGGAGAGTAATCTCACCGCAGGGATTAGTTCCAAAGTAATGATCAGACTCACGATTAATCTCAGCCGAGCAAGACTGAGCAGCCTCTCGGTTAAAGATTCCACGCTCACCAGAGTAGCTCCGGTAGATGCTGAGCCATTCTTCCATGAACACATCCATCTCGGGTTTAGTCGCATAGACCGCCGAGTTGTTAGCAAGGGAACGGTAGGAGTGACTTTCCCACCAGTTACCTGACTTGGCACGAGCCATCTCGTGATCGTCAAGATCACTAAGAGAGATCATAGCCGAGCGTCTTACGCCGCCAACGATAACAGAATTAGCGATGACACATGCCATGTCATGCACTTCAATGGGACGAAGGCTTCGGCCACGGGCATTGTAGATTGCGTTTGTAATAAAACGAAGACAATCTTCCAATGGTCCCGGGCCACTAGCACGCCCTCCGAAGGTCTTAAGTCGGGCTCCAGCAGGACGAATCCCGCTAACATCCCAAGTAGGGTGAACCCCACCCATAAGACTAGACAGCAATGCCTTGACAGCATCAGCCCACCCAGCCTTCGAGTCTTTTACCTGAATTACAACCGACTCATCTCGGGTAATATCTTCAGGAATAGGGGACCACTTATCAATAACTCTTCGCTCAACAGAGTAACCAACGCCAGTACCATTCATCAAAATATACAAAAGCTCGGCCATTGCAATCGGAGAGTCAAGCTCTAGATAAGAGCAGTTATAAACACTAGTATTATCTCGATCAGCCGCAGGGCCAGCGGTCATCAAAGCACGCATGCTCGGCATGACCTCGAGATTTAACACAGAATCCCGAATATCAGAACGCTCTGCCAAAAGAGGTGCTTTGGTAAGCATCCAATCCCACCAGCGATTAACGGTTTCAGTCCAGTTTTCTCGCCTACCAAGATCATCCCTCCACCGAGCGTATTTGCTCTGGTGAATAAAGGTTTGAAAAGGAGTCATTTCCATAATCAACCCCCAGTTGAACCAAAGCCACCATCATTGCGATCGGTTGAGTTTAAATCTTCTAAGGAATCTACTTTAGAAATATCTGTTACGCAAGGAACAACAATCATCTGGATGATCTTATCTCCATCCTTAACATTTAAGTGTCCCTTTGTTGGGTGATAGTCTCGAACAACCTTGACTTCGCCTCGATAGTCAGAGTCAATTACCCCACAGGTATTTGCTAACGTCAATCCCTTTACTCCCCACGAAGAACGAGGAAGCAAAAGACCTACATGGTTTTCAGGAATCTGTACATGAACTCCAGTTCCAATATGAATCTTATCATCGGAAATAGAGTTGGCGAACAGGTCGATTCCTCCAGACCCATCCGTTGAAACAACCGGGGCATAGTCGCCCGCAACAAAGTACTTAATCATATTACTCTCCTTGGGTAAGAGTGGTTAGGATTGTTAGGTATACTTAGGCATAAATTCTGCCTTCTTCTATACTTTAGTCAATATGGACTAAGCCCATTTGGGGCTCCAAAGCCTGACTCCATCGTCAGAAGTCCACTCATCATGTCTTAGGATTCGAGCAACTTGGGCCATTGCCAAGGCATAGTCCCAGTCGTATCCTGCCTGCTCATAAGCCGCCATGCAAACCGAATCCCAGTTCCTAGGATGCCACTTGGACAGCAGCTTATAAGACTTTTTCGGCCCCATATTCTTGATTCCGGGGTAGTTATCGGTCATATCTCCCATCAACCACTGCTGATAAAACATCAGATCAGCCCTCCACTCGGGCTGGTAGATTAGCTCTGCGGTCTTGGTGGTCTTTTCTCCACCTTTACCCTTATAGCTATACTCAGGGCGGTAGTGCCATCCCGGGGTAGAAAGAAGATCCTTGTCCAGAGTAACCGCAACCGCCTTGCCGCTTGAAGCAGCAATTCCCATGAGATCATCGGCCTCAAGAGTAGGCACAAATTTACAATGAAAATTATCTTCTGCGATTAAATCCTTGGCATACTCAAGCCTCTCCTTTTGATCTTCTGGAACCTCTTTCCTATCTCGGTGGGCCTTGTAGTCGCACCACACAGATCGACGAAAGTTATCTGCTCTATCCGCAGACCGAGCAACAAAAACATGCTTGGTTTTGGGAGGGGTCCACGATCTAATAATCTGTCGAATTACCATAGGAACTTCTTCAATGTCCTCTGTAATATATGCTGCCCTATGTGCAATCATATCTCCATCAAGAATAGCCGTGGTTGGAATCTTCATTATCCTCATCCTCCTCAACTTCAAGTCCGTGATCTTCAAGAGCCTTTTGCCACCAGCGAGATCTAAAGAAATCCATTGGATCTTTTCTACCAGACTCTAGCTCTTCAATGATTTCTTCAAATGCATCTCTAACTTGATCTTTAAAGTCGTCGGGTATTTCATCGTCTTCCCAGAGATTTTCTAGTGCATCTTTAAACTGAGAAATTAGTTCTTCGGCTTGAATATCAGCCATAAAGGCAAGACATTCGTTGCATTGACATACTTCTCCAAATCTATGTGGAGCAAGGCCCAAGATATAGTTAAGTCTTTCCTCCACCTTTTTCTCAAGCTCTTTTGTTCCCTTGTTATTAAACAAGGACCAGTCAAATAAATTAGTATAACCATCCTCAAATGCCTCAACTTTTAAACTCATTGCTTCAGATTCATGGGTACGCCACGGTTCGTCAATTTCAGGTAAATTCTTAAGACGGTTTCCAGCATATACAAACATTGTAAAAGCTTCCCACAATTTCGCTGCCTTCAGTTCATTGAGATATCTACAGTCATCAACAAGAATAAGATACTCTTTAAAGTTTGGGCCGTTTCTTTTGAGTTCATATTTCTGTAAATTATCAAGCTTCTTATGCCATAAGTTTACCCAGTAGTCTGGATCCTTTTGTCTCATAGAAGCGCCCAACTTTTGACACTGGATTCT